AATCGAAGTCGCCGTCCATGCTGTTAGCCAGCGGAGTACGGACAAAGTGCTTCATACCGTTGGGTACGTCAGTAGTCAGGTACCAGCCATTGGTATCGGTCAAGAAGTGGTTTTGGGTATACCCTTCAGGAATCGAGCCATTGTTCTTAAGTGCATTCACATCGTTATCAGTAGTGCCGACGCGCAAGCTGGTTTCCAGCAAACGGGTAGCAACGAACTGCAATGATGGAGGAACAATCAACTTCTTAGGCTTGGCTGCAATCAACAGGCCGCGCTCGTCTGTCCAAGCGGCGATCTGAATAACAGCGTTTTCCAACGAAGTTTCATTCAAGTCAGCAGCTGTAGAGGGGCGATTGCTGTTGGTGCCACCATTAACCAGCGGGTGAGCAGTGCTGAAAAGAGCAACGCCATCACCGCCGGTATACGCAGCAGAGAAACCGTTATTCAGAACAGCAGCAGCTTTGACCTGCTTGGTATACGACATAGCACGGGCCAGGCCTTTGGTGTAGCGAGCAGACAAGCTGTCGTACAAGTTATCCTCAATGGCCTCTTCGGTCAGTGAGAAACCCAGGGCGATGGTTTCGTGGTTGTAGCGAGCAGTCCAGGCTTCCTGTGCATTGTCATAAGCGATGGCAGAGCCCTCGTTCTTGACTGGTGCAGCAGAGAATCCAGACAATTTGGTTTCTTCTTCAAAGCTACGCTCAGATGTCTCTGTTTCGTAGATTTCTTTGTGCTCTTCGCCGTAGCGGGAGTACTCCAAACCAAACAAAGCGTTAAGTCCGGGTAACAGCTCTTTAAGCAGTTGTGCGCGTGAAATAGCCATTTAGTTGCTCCTTATGCGCCAGTGGCAGAGTAGTAACCATGCAAGCCTTGGTTAAATTTAACCAAGATTTCAGGATACTGAGTGAACACCACGGTCGATGTGTAAACACCAGAATTCAATGTGAATGTGGCGGCTTGGTTCAGCACAACAGAAGTTGCGCCTGCGGAGGCTGCGGTATCTACAAAAGAACCTGTCTGTGCAACTTGACCACTAGTAGTCAACACAGAAACGTCCGTACCAACTGGCAATGCGAAAGGCAGAGCACTCACGGTCAGGGTAGTTGTACCCGTACTGAAAGTAGCTGTACCCAACGAAACTGCGGTATCCGTAACCAGACCAACCATACGCAAAGGCAAAGTGGTAGTTACAGGAGTGTTAGTTGGAGCTAAAACGGCATTGGCGGAATTGCCAGTATTTGTGCTACCGGTATTGTTGATGGCTGACAGGTTAGTGCCAATCATCGCCATAGCGCCAGAAGCGACAGCGGTTGTAGCAGAACAAACAACAGCCTTGAACACAGCATCAGGATCATCGTAAACATAGGCTTGGCAGTCACCGGCAGCGGTGCTTGCGGGCCAATATTGAGAGAACAACTTTTGCTTGGTTGTGGGGTTAGTGTATGTACAGCCCAAGAAAATACCAACGGTCTGGTTCAAACCAGTGCCGGTATCGACTGTGGCGCGTGTGGCAAAGCCACGGGATAGAACAACAAAATCACCATAGAAGATGTCGGTCGCATAACCGTACTGGATGTTGTACATGCGGGTAGAACCAGCAAATACTTGACCTCCAATCAGATTCTGCGGCAACAGCCCATACGGAGCTGATACAACGGGATAAGCCATTTAAGGACTCCTTGAATTAAACACCTTTGCCAAAGCTTGTCGACGACTTGTTCTCTCGGAAGAGTGGCATCCTCGGGTCACTTTGACGCATTAGGCTATTGTCTACAGCATCTGTCTGGGCTTGTGTAACTTTTGCAAAATGTGAATCTCGCTGTTCCATAAACTCAGACGGGCACTTGCAAAGCAATAACCCACCTATTTCGATATTATTTTTAAATCGACTATCGGGGTCGATCAAAAGTTGAAATTTGGGTTGTTCTTCGATTGCCACCGGCTCCCAACCTTCCCGGAACTTGCCGGTAATGTTGCGCTGGTCAACTTTTTCTAAAACTGATACCCGAACCCATCTGTAATCGTATCCTGGCTGTTTGTCCGGCTCAGGAAGAAGTTCAGCTTGTTGCCACTGTTTAGGGCGTTCTGTGATTACTCGCTCGGCAAGCTCTCTTGGTTTTCTGTTTTCAGCCATTTAGGCCTCCAATTTGAGTAACTCTTTCGCATATTGCTCAGGAGTTAAGTTAAGTTTTTTAGCAAGGTTCAGCTGGCTTGTGCTCAATCGAACTCGCTTTGATGCTGTGCTGCGGCTGGCTGACGCCACCACCGAGCTAGGTCTTGTGCCGCGAGTTCCCTCGGGCTTTTCGTTCTCAAATTTCTCTGGGAACCTATATCGCATCGTTTCATCAATGCGACGGTAATACTCTTGTGAAGAAAGGACAACACCCTCTTCTTTAAGTTGTTCGTGCAGGGCTATGGCCATGCCTGTCATCAACTTGTCCTCACCAAACCACTGGTTCCTCTTTTGCCAACTTTGGGCGCTTGGGTCAACAGCGATGGGCTCGGGTTGTCTTGGTGCCGTTTGTACCTCATATTCTTCGGTCTGTAAAGCGGGCGGCTTAAAGTTTTTGACTTTGTCTTTTTTGAGCGATATCTCAGTCAGGCGCTCCTGAGCCTCCATGACTCGGTCAGTATCCCCGGAATCATAAGCCTCGCGGTAAGCCTTTTTGGCCGCGTCCAGCTCAAGATCTACCGCTCTTTGGATGGAGCTGAGTACATTCTTTTCGCTGTTATTGAGGGTGGCCTTGAGGCGCTTGTTCTCCTCAATCACCCGCTGGGTCAAGTGAACTGCCTCTTGCTGCTCACGCATGGCCGCTTCTTTTTCCCGGCGCTCGTCATGTGCCAGCTTCTTGAGTTGGACCAGCTTTTTCTTTACTTTGGCCGAGTAGTCTTCCAACTCATCGTTGTAAAGCTCCTCTTTAACTTCCTTGGGAAGTGGGTCTTTGTTCCGGTCTTGCTCCGGGGTGTCGTCTTCGATCTCTAATTCGATCTCGTCGTCCACCTGATCTTTTTGTTCCTGCTCATCTGGGAACTTGTATTCTTCGCCAAATCGTGACATGTACGCTCCTTAATAAGTTTTGCGTTTGATACCACGGGGATCTTCTACAACAGCTTCAACTGAATCGTCGTTGATGATGCGGAATTCTCTGCCGTGAATTTGTAAACGTGAGCCTGCGTTGGGTCTAGTCAACACAAAATCACCCTTTTGACACCAAGGCCCGGTTGGAAACTTTGCCTTGTCCATATAGCAGTCTGGCCCCATGGCAACAACAAACAAGACTGTAGTCAGCAGCTCGTCGTATCGCATGGTTTCGTCTGCTTTGATAATCCCAATTTCTCCCTCGTACTCTTTTTCTTGTTCAGGAATTGCGCACAAGATTTTGTAGCCAGATGGCTTTGGAAGTTGAGATGCTTTTTCTTCTTCTGTTTTTTGTGAGCTGCCAATTACAACGGGATTGTTGGGGTTGGTCGCAAACAAAATTTCAGGTGTCGTCGTCATGGCTGGTTAATCTTTCCTGTAGGTCTTTGATGTAGGAACGCGCGGTGAGAAGACCTTTAATCTCTCCGCACATCTTTTTGTACTCCGCAAAGTCGGCGGCGTTACCGTCACCCATAGCCTCTTGGAGTTGCAAAATTTTGTCATTGACCTTGGAGGTCAAGTGTTCTAAGTACTTGTCAATCATTGTTTAGGCTTGTTTTGTTGTGATCTCAGCTGGGCTGTGGTCTTGGCCAAATCCAAATTCATTCGCGTTCTTTCCATTGTTCTTTGCTGTTCTAGAGACATTCTTTGTTGTTCCAAAGAACCAGACTGCTTAGACATGTCTGCCTCTATGCGGGCAAAGTCGACTTCCTTCTGATTGGCAATACGGGTGGACTCGTTTGCAATCTGGGCCCGCTTGGCCTGGGCGTCGAGCTGTGCTTTTTGCTCCTTGATCTGCACATCCTTTTCCTTGATCTGCAATTCTTTCATCTGCATCTGTACCAAAGGATCTTTGGCCTGCTCTTGCGCTTGTGCCTGAGCAGCTTCGCCTTTGTTCTCTTGCAGCAGCTGTTGGCTGGCCGTAGCAATAAGCTTGGAGAGCTCGGCTTCAACTTCTGGTGGCAATTGATCTTCAGGGTTAGGCATGGTGACGCCCATCTGTCGCTCAATCTCATTGCGATAGTGAAACCCAAGGTGTTCTGCAATATGTCCTTGCAAAGCCGCCATGATCTGGTTGGCTTGTGGGTTTTGGCCAATCGTCTTAGTGATGTTGGGGTCTTGCATGAATGACTGGTGCACCATGATGTGGGCGTCATGGTCTTGATAAATAAACGCCTTCATGGGTTTACCCTTGAGTGCGTTCATGTTCTCAGTCACCGGGTCTTTGGGCTTCTCATCATCTTCCAAGGGAACCAGCTTCTCTGCATTCTTAATACCCAAGACATCGAGCATCTGGCGGTGCAGCTGCGGGAGGTCATAGATCTGCGGGGCTTGTTGGGACAGTTGAATAACCGCCTGGTATTGGACAATCTTCTGCGCCATGGTGGCCGCGTTGGGATCGCTAACAGGAATGACGTCAACCAAATCGTAATCAGCGCGCTTGGCAGTTTTCTTACCTTCAACCGGCTCATAAGAATAGTCGGGCGGGGTGTAGTCTCTGATAATGTCTCGGAGTAAACACAACTCTTGTTTGAAAGAGTAATGGATGCGCGCCTGTACGGCGGTCATGACTTTAAGTGAGCGCTCCAAAATGGCCAGCGTAGTTCCCACCGGTGAGTTGGCCGACATATCCGCAACTTGGATGTCAGCAGCCGAGGCAAAGCGACGGCCTTCGTCAACAATCTTGTCAAGCAACGCAGCCAGAACCTGGCTCGGCTCCTTGTAGGGCAAAGCCATGATGTTGTCTTTGATCGCTCCGCTTGGAACGTCAACATCGCGCCATTCACCCGGTCCGATGGGTGTATCGTCCCCTTTTGTCCGAAGACCGCGAGTCTTAAAACCGCCCGGAAGGTTGGATAGAGTACCGGCGTCCACCAGCTGGCGCAGGATAGAGGTTCCAGACTTGGCAAAAGCCCCAATTAAATGGATTAAGCCAAAACAGTAGAAGCCAAACCCTGGCACATATCCATAATGGACGTAATGCTGGCGCTTGGTGTTTTTCTTGTCCTCTGGACGCCAGTTCCGGCGAATGGCCAAGCATTTCTCGCTCCCTTTTTCAATGGTAACGATATAAGGGAGTGCAATTCCGGTGGGTTCGCCGTCTTCATCTTCGTGCTCATGGCCTTCTAGGTCCAGGTTCACGTTCATCTCAAGAATCTTGTATCGGTCGTCTGTAGTTGCCCGAAATCCCATCTTTTCGGCAATTTTCTTCTCTACTTCGTCTAGATTGTTCTCTGGTTCACCAAGGTCTACGTCTATATAGAAGCCATCAACCTGTAATTTGCGCAATTCGTTCTCTGTTTTGCGCATAACATGGGTGACACGGTCGGATGTTTCGATATCCGAGGCGCCATACGGAACAACAATGTCCTCTGCTGGCACAAAAATCGACGTTTGTCGGTCTTTTACGGGGTCAAAGTACACTTTCTTGAACGCATTGCCCGACAAACCCAAGCCCCACAGCATTCTTTCATGTTCTGGGCGGAACTCAACCATCCGATCAGTCAGTTCGTAGTTCATATCATCTTGAACTCGAGTGGCTGCATCCTTCTTTTCCGGTGTTTCTTTGCCAATAATTTGTGTTTTTACTGGTCCGGCAGCCGGAAAAGTGCTCATCATGATCTCAGCCTGGAACTTAACCAGTGCTTCAGACAAAAGTGGGTGGTAGACACCGCAAGCCCCAATCCAAGGGTCCGCGCGCTCTTCTATCTTCATACCCAAAAGCTCAAGACCGTCAACATAGGTCTGCATCCAGTCTTTCCTGGAGGCTATGTCGTCCTCGTAGTCGGCCAGCAGGTCAGAGACTATCTCTTGGATGACGTCGTCGGGTAAAGTCTCGGCCAGGTTTTCATCAAACGTGTCGTCCTCCTCTTCGCCCAACGATATCTCTGTATCGCCTATCTTTACATTGAGCTCTTCGGGGTCGACAATTTCAATTTCAATGTCGGGCTCACCTGCGTCTAGAGTTTCTAAACCAGCTGGTGCTTCGTATAGGCTTTTGTCAATCATGATCGTCCTTAATAATAAGCCATCTTGCGTCTAAACTTGAGAGGCTCGTCTTCCTCGTCTGTTTGTAGACGCAAAAATCCACCCTTCCTAAACCTGATCAGCGCTTGTGTGCTGGAGTCAACCAAGTCATCGTGGTCCGAGTTTGGAAAGGCGGCCATCTCTTCTATCAGCTCGTCTGCCCATCTTGTTGCTGGCGCCCAGACCTTCCCACTTGCAAACAAATCAGATACAGAATTGATCCTGACCATCTTATCATTACCCCTGCTTGGCGTAAACTCTTGCACAGGGATCCCCATCGCCCTTAATTCAAATATCAGCGGCGCGCCAGAAGCCTTGGCCTCAACGATAAATGCATCCGGCTCCCACTCCTTGTAGTAGTTAAACGCCTTCTCTTTCAGCTCTGGGAACTCCATGCGCTTCTTATATGCATCGAGCAAAATTACATTGGGATCATTGGGGTTTTCATTTAGGTAAAACACCCCCCAAGTTGTACAGGCAGAATAGTCGGACCGCTCAGATTTTGTAAACGCCGTATCCCAGCTCTGTATCACAAACTCACACCGTGGAGGTTTCTCTGGCTCCCACAGCCTCCACCACTCCCGCTTAATAATAGCACCCTCTTCGGATGTCGGTTCCTGTTGGTACTGGGCGTTCCACTTACCCGCCGGGAGTTCTAACCTCAGTGCTTCCAGTTCGGCCAAACTCCAGAACTCTGGCCATAGGGGATTATTACTAGGCAGGATTGCAGGGAAACTAATAACCTCCCAATGCTCTCCATCTTTATCAATCATGGATTGGAGAATTTTACCGGTCAGATCTTTCTTAGACCAGCGGGTCATAACGACAATAATCGCCCCGCCTGGTTGCAAACGCTGTCTAGGTCCAGAGGTGTACCACTCATACACCTTATCAAATATCTCAGGACTGGTAGCGGCTAACGCAGCTTCTTGCTCAGAGTGCGGGTCATCGATGATAAGTAAGTCCGCACCTTTACCCGTAACCGTACCGCCCACGCCGATAGCAAAATACTCGCCGCCAGCGTTAGTAGCCCACCGGCCAGCAGCCTTACTATCAGACCGAAGACTGACGTTGGGAAATGTTTTGGCATATTGTTCACTGTCCACTAAGTTCCTGACCTTACGGCCAAACCCCACCGCCAGTTCAGCAGTGTTCGATGTCTGAATAATCTTCTTACCCGGAAACTTCCCCAAAAACCAAGCCGGAAGCAAGAAAGATGCAAACTCACTCTTAGTATGCCGAGGTGGCATATTTATGATCAGCCTCTTTAACTTACCGTCCGCAATCTCCTGGAACTTCTTCCCCATCACCTTATGGTGTCTGCCATCTATAAACCCAGGCCACATGTCTTTTACAAAACTGGCAAAGTCACTCTGCGCTCTCTCCCTCTTAATACTGTTCTCATACTCCGACAGACTATCGAAGAAAGCTTCCTGCTCATTTATCGGAAGCTCCATGATCTTGGCTATAACAGTATCAATGTTCACTTGCATGGCCCTAGTGCCGCAAGGTAGTCTTCTTCTGTCGGCAC